ACCGGAGATGCACTGCATCTAAAATCTAAAAAGATTAAGATGAAAGTCCATCTCCGGGGGCAATTAGCCCCCCGAGGATAGAATTATCTATCTCCGGCCAGCGGTTAACCGCCTTCTCAGCTCATAGAGCCGAGAACCAACCCGTTTTGATGCGAATCGAACGGGCACGACCTGCACGCTCCAAGTGATCACTTGAGAGTGGGGAAGGTCCCCTCTTCAAGAAAAACTTGAGGAGAGCTGGTACGTCATCAAGGGGATCTCTCCCAATGGTGACGTCAACTTTAACTCCCTTGACAAGAGGGCGCTGAAGATTGACGCACATGCGTCCCACATCGATAGATGAGGGATCAACGTGCTTACCAACAACCGGGGAGTTCTCGCCTACAGCCGGATATGGAATCAACGATTCCAGGATCCGGTCGCAGACGTCCGCCGTCCTATAGAGGTCAAGCTTATAAGCTTGATTTCTAAAAGAACTAAGCGAAACGATCTCCTCAGCATGCTGACGACGTGTAGGGATTCCACGACGAAGTTTGACAGGTGTAACGTCAAACCCAGCGTAGTAATCCTTACCGCAAGACTCACGGAACCTTCCGGTCCAGTAAGACTTGCCGACATTCACTTTCAACCCAAAAGTCGAAAGTGCATCGACGACGTCATGCACAAACTTTACGGGAACGATAATATCGTCTCCGAAAGTGCGTACCGAACCAGTAAGGGCCTTAAGGTCCTTCCTGGTCAAGCGGCGTTTAAGTCCTTTTTCAACTCCATAGAGAGCAACGGTAATAAATACCATTGACTCTACGGGGAAGCAAAGGGCAGAACCCATCGACGCGAATTTGGCTAGTCTAATGACATTGCCATTTACGTCAGCCTTACGTGACCTTGTTGAATCAACAGCCTCAAAAAGATGAGGCCAAAATTCAAGCATGGTTCGCACAAGCTGATTGGAAACACGGTCCGAGGCTGCACTTAAATCAAGTGTAGCAAGGCTCCCATCAAGGGAACCCTTTAATGCAGCACGCTGATTAGGCGTCTGATCATTAAAGCGGATGAAAGATCCTGAGATGTCATCCTCATGAATCTTTTCCACGAATTGTTCGAGAAGGCCTTGTTGCACATATTGCATGTGTACAGGCTCGATTGCAATAATTCGAGGTGTTTTCAACGTTTTAGGCACAGTAATCACCCTGACGGGTGGTTCCTGACCAGGCTCCAGCCAGTTAATGCATTCGCTGTTAGCGAGACCGAACCGCGTGCTAAGAAATTCTCGCGCGGGGAATAAATATTCCAGACGGTCGGTCCAAGTACTCCAAAGGAACTTACGATTACCAATCGTTCGATCCTGAGTTGTTCCTGGACCATGCTTTGGGATGATGTTTCCCTCGTAGATCTCGCGATCTATGGAAGAGAAAACATCACGAAATACCAAAGAAGCAATACGACGGAAGTCTTCAAGCTGTTCGCTTGTAAGACGACTATCGGCTTCCTTAACTGATTGTTCAGTCTCAATGTACTCGTCGAAAGCAGCCTTGATACGCTCGTCAGAGCAATCAAGCAAGATCTTTGCCCACATCAATGTGAATTGACGTATGGCTCGGATAGCTACAATCGACGGTTCAAAGAGTAAACGTCCACTATTCCGGTCAAAGACCAGATCGAGGAAACCTCCGAGAAATCGGGGGAGACCACCTGTCCACGAAAAACCGTGAAATAGGTTGCGATCTACAAAACCTTGGTCAAGACTTTTTTGGAAGTCTTTTCCAAAGTTTGCAAGTGTGATCGTTAGAAACGACACACCTTCTTCTTTGACACGTCTCTTGACTGTTTTCAGATCAAGAGAGGTACTAGTGCCGCACCAATCCTCAATATCATTGAGGACTGACTCTGCGAGTATTATAAGGCTTTTCAAGGCCCCTCCATTCATATTGGGGGTAGGTCTTCCTTTGCCATATAATGCTAGATCAGTGTCGGCCTCGCGAATCGCGAGATCGTCCGTTGATGGCAGAATTAACCACCATCAACGAAACCGCACTAAGTGCGACTGATCCACCCAGAATGATCAAAATTAGATCACTCATCAGAAAACCGCCTAGCTACTAAACGAGTCTTAGGGAGAACTTAGTTCTCACCACCGACAAGCTTAGTAAGCTGAGCGTTCGTGGATGCCGTGAGAAGCTTCGCAAGCGAAGCAACCGCGGCGACCTGCTCGGCAGCGCTGAACCCCTGCTTAGGGGCATCGATCACGACATAAGTCGACATCGAAACAGCATTGCTGTTGCCGGCCACGAAGGGATCCGCAGCGACCTTATTAAGGTCAACGCGGATAACACGACGAGTCCGCTTCGCATAAGTATGCGAAATGGAAAGCTTCGCCGTGCCGTCATTGCTCTGGAAAGTTCCAGAGTTGATACCAGAACCGGTGCGCGGAAGCGCAGCGGCGGTACCATTGACGTCCATATTCTGAGGGTCGTTGAAAGCCATGGCAATACTCTATTCTTAATTGAATTGTTAATTAAATTTTTAACTGTTCAGAGTTTAGAACAGCTTGTTGGCAGCTCGAGTATATCCGAGCGCACCAAGAATTGACCATTGCTGATCAGAGAACGAGTCAGGATTGAGTCCAAACCCGAAGGGAGTTGCCCTCTGTCGCTGCTTTCGCTGAGTAACGAAAGACGATGAGAGGTTATCAATCGAGTAGCCGTTAGCATAGACTACCTTCTTGATTGTAAAGGTATTGATGTGTGTTGATTTCTTCATCACATACCCGTACTGCAACATCTGGCCATCGAGGAGTCGGTTCGTGGCGTTAGCGATAATATCGCCAGCGTCTGTGAACCAATCCACGAGCCAGGACCATGGCATCGCATTCCAAAGAGCAATTGCGTCTAGGCGTGAGCCTAGGAGATGATTGACCAATTGGCCAGTCCTCTCAATCCTGCCCCAGGCATTACTGTCTGTGGCAAGATGATAACGGAATGCTCCACTGAACCAGATTGTATCTTGCTCAGTGAGAATACGATGCGTAGACCAGTCGCTGCCACCACCCACGATGCTCGACGCGTTACCTTGTGACGCGGGGAACAACGAGGGAGTGTTTGGGAACGTATAAAGGCCACCATAGCCAATATCCGCATCCCATTCACTACTGTCGCGGCGTGTAGGAAAGCCGTATCTCCTTCTGACAATCTTGTCAGAATCTCTTTGGAACTGATTCAAGATCTTATGTTGATCACGAATCGCCAAATAGACGGAGCGGATATCCGAAATGGAAGGGTTAATCCCAAACATAATGTTAAGAAACTCTTCAGGTCCCACTTTCGTGAGATCTCCGAGTCCCTTAGCATGTTTGAGAGCCCTACCAGGGATAGCCGGCAAACCATCGCGCAACTCAAGAAGAGAAGTTGCAATGTTTGCATTCGACTTCGTAGGAGCAACCTTGGCTATTGCCTTGGTGCCCCAATCGGGGGTTAAATCAGGAATGTCCGGAAAGAGAGAATTCTCTCCCGCACTTCCTCGGATTCCTAGCTTTTGAACACCGAAATTGGGTTCATAGCCAAAGATTCCGCCGATTGGGCCCTTATAAGTCGTGCCATCACCAGCACGGGTCAACGGAACTGTTGCTGATCGACGCAAGTTAAAATGAATCAACTTGTGCTGAACAGCATCAAAATCGTGACCAGTGTCAGGGATGTCAGGCTTGTCTTCACGTAGCTCTTCGATGATGGGAACATCACCAAAGAGACCGTGTGAAGGCTTAACGGGTCCAGAAGATCTGTTTGTTCTAAAAGAATAAACAGAATCCTGATATCCAGGATACTTTCTCACACTCTCATTGTTTACCATAAGGTAATCAATGGGACGGGAAACAGCACTACGAGTAGTGCCGCCGAAATCCGTAAAGGAGACATCATACGATGGCATCCTTAACGATTGACGGGTATCTTTGAAATATCCTGGCATAAGGTCTCCCTAAATATTAAATTAGGTAATCCTATGTTTGCACTGCAAATATAGAGATTACAGAGACTGGACACTCAATCCAGCGGCATCAAAGTACCAGGGGGGGTCCCGCAAAGGGGCCCTC